CTAAATATATGGTTACACTACCATTTACATGACTTCTAACTTGGACAAAACAACTAGGTGCTACTTGATATACATCCCATAAATGGCGATCACCATTTTTATTACTATCTAATTTCAAAGGGTTTTCGAAAGCATTCAACACAAAATAAGTTGCCTCACCGTAATCTGCAAACCACATATTCTTAATCATCTTTCTTAAATAAACCGTCTTCAAGTTTACCTGTACGTTTACTAATCACTTTATAAACTTCGTTCATCGTATATCCAGGATTAAAACCTAACTGTTTACAAAGTACAATCAAACATACAAAACAATCACCCAAACCGTCAATAATATTAGGTTTATCTTTATAGGCGATCGCTTTAGCAGTTTCTCCAACCTCTTCTACAAGTTTTAACATCTGCATAGTTGGTTGTACATCTTCCTTTAATAGACCACGATCCTCTGCCCACTCAATAATATTAGCGACTGCTATATCTTCACGCTCTGGGCATATATCTTTTAATGGGATAGGGATCGGCACTAAAGGCTCACCTTTAATTAGCCTATCTTCTTCTACTTGATAATTAGGTTCATCTCTTTCCATATTAACTTCCCATAAATGCAAACTGCATCATAGGCTCTTCATCATAGCCTTCTTCCATAAACTCTATTTCAGCAGTCATTTGTTCTAAATCTAAAGGGTTATCGGCTAATGCACCTGTTTCATAATCGAAACCTGTAATAATACCGATCCCTGCATAAGCGTTATTGACCGTATGCGACATATCTTTAAATCGCCAATACCTTTGGTTATTATGTAATAAACCATTATCGTCTAACATAACTTGTAAATATTTTGATGGTACTTTATCACAGGGGTAATCAGTCATAGTGACTGTATCACATTTAATAACATGGTATGCCCAATCGAGAGAGTTATCGTTTGGCATTTTTTGTTTTAACACTGTTTGATCAACAGGGTTAACTACATAAACATCTATTTCTTTCATAATTTTCTCCTTTCTAAAAGTTGTTTACTTACATTATTTATAATAAATAACAATAAACCGAATGTAAAGCTATTAAAGAGTGGTGGAAGTTACTGCAATATGAAAAAATAGTAGGGTTAAGTCCATGATCCCTACTAAGCCGAAGCACCGCAATAACTTCCTTTGGTTTATGAGCAACCACACTTACTCACGGAGGGTTTGGCACTTCGACCTGTATCTACCAAAACTTTTTCTCCTTTTGTTTTCTTTCTACTAAACCCATTTGATAATGAATATCTTCTAATATTTCTTTTGCATACTTACGTTTTGTCAAAGCTTCCATATCTTCTAGTATTTCAATATGGTGTAATAATGGTTTCCAATTACGTTCGTATACTCTATTATGCGGTCTTACTTTGTATTTCCACATGATAATACTTTCATCATCACTTACAAGGTAATTAGGATGGTTAGGATCTAACACCAAGCTTCCTTAATAACTTCATCTTTTTTACGCTTATCGAGGTATTGTCTGACTATTTTACCGTCACTATAATACAATGTTACGTAATCATTACCTGCTACAAACTCTCTTGAAGGGTAGTTATGTCTTTCATAATTAAGTTGTTCCCTTCTAGCTTCTAACCTTGCTACTTGATCTGGATACGCCATTAGAATGGTAAGTCCTCAGCTTTTAGCTTAGCCTCATCGTCTTGAGACTCTACCTTATCTTCTTGAGGCTCAGGTTTCCACTCTGGAGTTACTCTACAACCAAAATATGTATTACCAAATTTATCTTTACGTTCGTATAAAGATATATCGTAAGTTTTTTCCCCTATGATTACAGGGGTATTTGATTTAAAGTCAGGAACTTTTTCATTCTTTTTCTCTTTAACCTTAAATACATTAGTCCACTCTTCTCGTGGTTCAAAAGTTTTATATTCTTCTGCCATATATTTTCTCCTATAAAAAAGTGTGGCTTATCAATCTCGGTATGCAATTGTTTTAATTGACTAACTTAGCTCTCCCTTATGACCTTTGAGAGTACCACGTTTGGATATGATCTAGTCTTGGTTTCTAGCACTTATTCTAGTTTCATCTCAGACCGACATCTACATTATTCTTGAAGGGAATGCAGTCAGGATTTACAGAGCTCAATACTCATATCCAAAACTTATCTACCAATATCTAACAAATCGTTCTCTGTAATATATTGGTATGCTCCTTTATTATAAACAGGAGCAATCTGTTTACGTCGTTGGGTAGCAACTTCTCGAGCTAGTATTTCACCACACTCTAAACAAGTATTTCTACCTAACGCCCACCGACCTTTATCGACAGGCTCATCACATAATTTACAAAGTCTTTTCATATTATCCTCCTAGATAAAAGGCTCTTCTTCGGAACACAAGTGAGCCAAGCTTGACATTTACGGGCAACGGAAAAACAACCCTCGTTCCTTCTTAATTAGTAATAAATACTATATAAATAATAAAAAACAATATAACGAAAGTAAAGCCATTTACGAAAAGCGATTTATGGTATTTTTCACAGGTTTTTTAAACTGTGCTATAGCTCTACCGTCATGTAGTCTTTGTACTGATCTGCTTGCTGCTGCGAATAGACGTATTTGTTGTATATACTTTGCTTCATTTTCTTCAGCTATTCTCAATATCTCTGGATCAATACTATATTCATCATAAGAACACGCATATTCGTTTATTTTATTTTCGTATTCTGGAACAGCTTTTTTAGATTTAGGACGTTTTACAGCTTTATTTTTACACTCGTCACTACAATAAACAACTCGACCTTCACCTCTGGGGATTTCTACATAACAAACATTACAATATCTGATACCGTCAATAATCATAATTCCATTGTATAACAAAAAAAGCCCCATCGTAAGACAGGGCTTTTACATCTATTCAAGGAGGATACGATAGATTGTTTATTAATCATACCTAAAACAACAAAATTGTCAACCTTCTTTTATTATGGCTTCTACCATGTCTTTTATAGGTGTATCAGCGTTTACCTCAAGCTTATCTCTTAGGATAACTTTATCGACGCTTATAAATACTTCAGGATCAACAACTTCATTATCATCGATCTTTCTGTAGCGTTTACCGTCTACGTAAACTGATTTAACTTTAGTCAGAGCTTGTACTAAGGTCGTAACCATATCTACGTTTTTAGAGTCAGCAGGTAAAATATATTCACCATGCAATCGTATAGTCATCGTTGGACCAAGCTTCTGAATATCATAATCAGATAATTTTGGTGCTCTAGTTTCGAGATCTTTACCATGATTATCAAACATAGTAGGATCGTAATCATCAGGATAAGTTACCATTTAATTCTCCTTTCTAAAAAAATTAATAACTATTTATATAGTAAAAAACAAACTTAACAAAGTAAAGCGATTTACGACTATTTGACTAACTTGAGCTTGCTTCTTCTTTCATCGTGTTCAAGCTTTCTCACGTATGTAAAATATTCATTTAATGCTTTAGTCTCAACTGTTTCTAATGTAAGTTCGTACAGTTTCCCAAACCACTGAGATCTCGTTAAAAAATCTACATCGGTTTCTAGGTTTTGATTTCTAAACAAATCTTCTACAGATAATTTATTTGGATAACAATTTAAATTATGTAAAACATCTTGTCGTATTAACCACTCTTGTATACCAAAACTATCTAGCACTGGTAAACAAAACAAAGCTGAATTTATAATAATTTGTTGGGTTTTATTATCTAGGTCTGATATTTCGTAACCGTCATCGTTAAGACTAGGTTCTTGTTCATAACCAAATAGATTCTCCCAGTCCTCTATATTAGATAAATTATAAGATATGATAAGTTTATCATCCATTAACGAACCTCGTGGCGATCGAAATATGACATCCATCATACTTGAACTCCACAAGGTTTGTAAAATAGCATCTTAGCTAACAACTTCTAAGATACCTTCATCTAAGAATCTTTTCTTATAAAATCTAAAGATTCTCATAGGGCTTTGGTTAGTCGTTAGAATACCTTCTTTAAAAGCGTATTCCATTAGTTCACTAACTTTAGCTTGTTTACCCTTGAAGGTTTCTAATGCTTCAAGAATAGACCACATCTGGTTAGGTAATTTAGCAGTAGCGTCTGGCTGTTGCTTAATTTTAACCACTAAAGACTCAGAGGTTGCTCTAGTCTTTTTTATAGGGGCAGGTATCACTACCTTCCCTGTAGCCTTTGGGGTTGCAGTCTTCGCTGCTTTTTTTGCTTTTGCCATAATATTCTCCTTTCTTAATTATAGGTTTACAAAAACATTATCATTGTGCCTTACCAATTTCACAAAGTAAAGCCATTAACGAATAAGACAAACTAATGTAGTTTGACTTTTTTAAGGACACCTTCTTCTAAAAGATGATGTGCCCAAAACTCTAATAGATAGTCAGGTTTAAATTCTTTTAAACTAACATCTAATTCAGCGCCCTCATTAATCATTACACTAGCTAATGATTGAGCAAGCTCTGTTTCACCACTCTCGTATAAAAAGATCCAAAGAGCACTAGCTAAAGCCGTGCTCATTGGAAATGATTTAGTATCGTCGCTATGCTGCATTAGCATATTCTAACGCAAGATTGAGAGCTTTTGCTTTTCTATTTGCACCAGCACCAAACCAAGCACTATGTAAGGTATTACCTGTTTCATGCTCAGCCTTTTGGTGATCTTCTACAAAGGTGACTGCATTTAAAGCACCCCACCATGTGCCTGCTGAAGACTTCATGTTTGCTCCAGGCTGTAGATCAACTGCATCAATAACACTTTTAGCTGTTCTACCAAGCTGGTCAACAATAAGCGGCTCTTCACCAATAGCTTTACCTTCTGCTTTGGCAGTACGGAACGCTAATAACTCATCGTATACGGTTGGTTGATATACCCTAGTTACAAATTCTTGTAATAAAGATTTATCAGCTTTTTTCTTAGCTAAAAATTCAGCCTGCTCTTTAAAGTTCTCTAACGTAGCTACAGTTAGTCCTAGGGCTTCTTCAGCTTCTTGCATAACGTCTAGGTTAAAGTCTTTAACGTGAGGCATCCTAAAGGCATTACCACCCTGTGAGAGCGCTAATGTTAAGGTGTTATTACAAACAACTCTAATAGGTGTACATCTAATAGAAAGAGATTTACCTACTTTGTGTGGTTGGTTGATTAATAAATACCCTTTTATTTCATCCCCTCCAGGAAGTTCAAAGTCGTACTTAACTTTAGCTAAGCCCCATATCTCTGAACCATTCTTGAGAGAACCTGCAGTTTCCATAGTCATATTACCTGCTTTTGTAAATCTTTCAAAGAACTCAAAGATTTTTTCGTTTTGCACTGGTATATAACTATTACCGCAATGTGATAATATTTCATTATCAGAATCTCTGACAACAAAATACGTACTAGGTGTTTGGATAACTTCTACAGAATCCGACCAATCAGGCTCTGATAAAGTATATCCTGGACGTTTAGAGACTGTCCAGTCTAGCCCTGCCGCCACCATCATCTCATGTGGCGAAAGGTTATCGTCGACTTTAACACCGAGTCCGTGCCAAGGCACTTCCCCTGCGTAAGCCATCGTTTCTACTAAGTGTGCCATATATTTCTCCTTTCTTATTTATGACATGTCAGCCATTATTAGCTAACTTTTAATACTTTAAATAACAGTAAAAAGAAAGTAAAGCGATAAGCGACTATTAATAATCTATTATTAAATTTAAAATAGCAAGCCAGTCTTCTGATGAATACTTTGGAGTAATTTCTAGTAAACACTCCGATGATGATAATCCTTGTTCTAATAAGGTTCTAAATTGGTTAGAGTCATATAACCTTATCCATTTATTTTGATGATGTTGGATTAATGTAAAAACTCTACCACCAGAGGCAACTCTTTTAAAAGCCCAATTACATTGAAAATTAGAAAACTTTATTTTGTTACCTCTAGCAATTTTTAATTCTAACCAAAACTCATATCCTTCATAACAACCATTGACATCTGGTGTTCCTTGGGTCATAGGTGATTCTATCCTTTGCCAATGTACTTGTGGTAGATTGGTTCTAAGTGATTGATATAAGGTTGTTTCTTTAGGCATAGGTCGAATAATTTTTGTTATTCTCTGCTACTTTTACACCTTTATCTTGTAACCATTCTTTAAATAACTTTTGTTTTTCTGACTCAGACTTGGTTAATGATTTTAAATAAGATCTAAACTCTCTAGCTAGTTTTCTACCTTCATAATAATCACCACCACCTATCTTACAACAACAAATAATTTGATGAACTCTTTGTTTTGTAATATTAAATTGTCTACCAATTTCTTCGTAAGTCATACCATGCTCACTTAGTTTTACCATAAGTGGGTATTGGTGTGCTTTAAGTTTTCTTACTTCTTCGTCTATTCCTTGCATTTTTATTCTCCTTATTAAATTTTTTGTGGTTACTAAATACATTCCTATCTAACCAATTAACAATAAGTACACCAACAACTACACATAATATTGTTAAACCTACATTTGCAAACTCACTAACTAAAACACTCATGTCCATCTAATAACTCCTTTTTTCTTATACTATAATATACAATAT